AAACTGTAATACAAATAATACTCAGCAAATATGGAGAATACAAAAAATGGCAACTGATTTTGCACAACTAAGAAAATCTTCTACAAAACTTTATGATAAGATACTAGAAGAAACAAACAAACTCACACAAAAAAACTATTCCAACAAAGACGAAAGGTTCTGGCAACCGACTGTAGGTAAAGACGGAAATGGATATGCAGTTATTCGTTTTCTTCCTGCACCTCAAGGTGAAGAAATGCCTTACGTTCAAGTATGGAATCATGGATTTCAAGGCCCAGGCGGTTGGTACATAGAGAACTCTTTGACCACTCTTGGTAAGAAAGACCCTGTGTCCGAGTTCAATACAAAACTTTGGAATCGTGGAGATGAGGCTGGTAAGGAACAGGCTCGTAAACAGAAAAGACGTTTGACTTATATCTCAAACATCTATGTTGTTGATGACCCTTCTAATCCTGATAACAATGGTAAAGTCTTTCTTTATCGGTATGGTAAGAAAATCTTTGATAAGATTAAGGAAGCGATGAATCCTGAGTTTGAAGATGAAACCGCAGTCAATCCTTTTGATTTGTGGGAAGGAGCTCCTTTAAAACTTAAAATTAGAAAAGTTGAAGGATATCGTAACTACGACAAATCAGAGTTTGGTGCATCTGCTCCTCTTTCGAAAAATGAGGAATCAATGGAAACTGTATGGAGTACAGAGTATTCTTTACAGGAATTTGTTGACCCTAAACTGTTCAAGTCTTATGACGAATTAAAAGAAAAACTCGATAGAGTTCTTGGACAAGAAGGTGTCAGCTCAAGTGCAGAAGACTTGGTAGAGGAATCGTTTGACGAACCTGTGGCTTCAACTGCATCACCTCCAAAAGAGAAGGTTGCAGCTAACGAGGACTCAGATGAGTTTGACTTTGAAGCTTTCAAAAAACTTGCAGACGAGTAGAGTATGGAAAGAAACGCTATAGAAAACTGTATAGTAAGTGTGAGAATGCCGACCGACTTTAGGGATAAAGTAACGCAACTTGCAAAAGAACAGTTTCTTAGCTTTTCTGACTATACACGAATTGCTCTTCTGGAGAAGATGAAAAGAGAAAATTCATCTTCAGAAAAAACCACTCCACAAAGTAATGAGTCTGCGTGGAGTATCACTAAATCACAATAATGCTATCGTGAG